GTATGCGCGGGTCACTGGCCGGATTACTGGCAAACCAATCCAAACTGTAAGGGGAAATAAGATGGGCATGTTTTCATGGTTAACAAACGACACGGGTGAATCCGTGACCAACAGATACACAGACGAAGGCGCATTGCCCGTCTATCTGCACGACAACGAGGGTAACGTGTGGCATGAGCCCGACTACGAAGGTTATGGTGAGTTCGGTGGCGTAGACTACTACGAACTCCTCGCCAAGATGAACGGTCTCAGCACTCGCAACGAGGGCATTGACCTTGAGTGTGACTTCTTCGAGTACATGTCCGCATCTCCTGAAGGTGCAAAGGAACTCATCTTTCCCAACATCGTTGAATCAAAAAGATGGAGATGGGTAAACGAAGCGCCCTTGCATTGTCCTAACCAAGGATTCTTTAGCATTCATCCAAGAGACGAGGAGGAGGATGAATGAAAGTCCTTGACCTCTTCTCCGGCATTGGTGGTTTCTCTCTTGGCCTTGAATGGGCTGGGATGGAGACCATCGCGATGTGCGAGAAGGATAAATTCTGTAGGCAGGTCTTGGCCAAGCACTGGCCGGACATCACCATTCACGAAGACATAAGGAAATTAGATGGACGAGAATATAAAAACGCAGTTGACGTTGTTTGCGGAGGATTCCCATGTCAACCATTCTCCGTTGCAGGCAAGCAACTTGGAAAGGAAGATGACCGTCACCTCTGGCCTGAAATGTTACGAGTCATCAAAGAGTCAGCTCCGGCTTGGGTCATTGGTGAAAACGTTTCTGGGTTCGTCAGCATGGCACTCGACGATGTTTGCCTTGACTTGGAAGCCGAAGGTTACGAAGTCCAATCGTTTGTTATTCCGGCTTGTGCCGTCGAAGCCCACCACCGGAGAGACCGATGCTGGATTGTGGCCTACTCCGACGAGAATGACCGGAGGCGAAGGGGTAGCGCCCTCTCACAAGAACGGCACACACGGATGGAACATCGGAGCGGCGGTCAAGGACAGCCTCTCGAAGGATCCGCTGAGAGTCTGGCCTACGCCAATGAACTCCGACTGGAAGAACATGGACACCGCGAACCAGAGAACGCTCGCCAAGGAAGTGAGAATCTGGCCAACCCCAACGACACGAGAGCACAAGGGAGCGAGAAGACAAGAAGCCATGGAGAAATCGGGAAGGAACCCAATGACCAACACCTTGAGCGATGCGGTAGAAGCTCAATCGGATTATCAAACACCCAAGGGCAAACTTTCTGGCTCCCTGAACCCAACGTGGGTCGAGTGGCTCATGGGGTTCCCAATCGGGTGGACCGAATTAGATCCCTCGGAAACGCGGTAGTCCCTCAGCTTGTACAACGAATAGGAGAAATGATCTATGCCGAGCATCACCGCAGCGCCCGAGATTGAGGTCCTGGAAATCGAGGAAAATAATCCAACTGAAAGGCGAGGAGGCTTCAGGAAGAACTCCAGCTTCATCCACCGTCAAAAGAAAACCCGCAACTTCACATGTGCATGGTGCCGTGTTGAGTTCGCAAGCACCCATGTTGGTGCAAGATTTTGTTCTATTCCACATCGAAGGAAAGCGTACACCTTTGACCGTTGTTTCAGAACAAAGAAACGATTGACTGATAAAGCTCGCAAGGGCAGATGCTTTCGATCACCATCAAGGGACGCAAGTGCCTTACTACTCAAAGCTAGAAAAGGAAAATAAGATGACAAAGAAATACAGAACGAAGCAAACCGTAATCGATGAGCAGAATGAGAAGATCAAAGATCTTGAAGACAAAATAAGATTTGCGGGATACCGAGAAGATACACACAAGCGTATGCTTACTCGTGAAGCCAGAAAGTTTGCGGACGTTGTTGGCGCTGAAGCATCGATCACCGTATGCGAAGACACCTACATGCCGGACACGCCAGCAACAATTCTAGCCAACGTTCAAGTTTACCAAGAACTTTTTGACGATGAAGTTGGCGGAGAAATGAAGACCGATCTCCTCAAAGAGATGGACAAACTTTCCGAAGCTTTATCTGCGTTCTACAGCGCCATTGAATGTGAAGTTCGCATCAACATGAGCATCAATCGTTGCTAACCTAACCCTCCCCTTCGGTCTCATCTTCGAGATCGTCGGGGAGATCCTCATCCTCCCAATCATTCTCGTCATCCTCCTCCTCATCCTCCTCATCCTCAATCACATCCCACTCTGCATCCTCAAATTCCCCCTCGAGATCCTCAACGTCCTCCTCAGCTACATCGTCCTCTGCCTTGGGCGCAAGGTCATTCTTCTCAAGCAACGCCATGAGACGCGCCTCAACCTCAGACCGATCCATCTGATCGATCCTTCCTGTCTTGATCTCCTTCTTATCGATCATCAAACCTGCAAGCTTCGCCCTTCCCAGCTCTGCTTGTACTGCTGCACCATAGGTCCCGTCCTCCATGGCGGCATCACGAATCTTCTGAAGATCACGCGCAACCTTCTCAAAAGTAATCTCATACTTCTTCTGCTCGAGTTCTTTCAGTTCCTGGATCTTTGTCTGGATGTGCGTGTACCTTGGATCGTTCAGCATCTTAGTCGCTGCGACTGATGGAAACGCATAGCCTGCACGATGAGCGCATTCAACATTGGTCAGATCATGATAGACAAACAACTGAATAAACTTTTCCTGCTTCGGCGTAAACTTCATCTGCCTACGCTTTGGCTTGTACTGATCTGGGTTCCTAAGAATGTCCTGATCCGGTCCCAACTTATCAATCAACTCACTCACAAATTTAACTCCTTAAAAAAAACCCTTCGCATTTTTTTTATTTTCAAATCGGACTCTAACATACAAGAGAGAGTGTTCCGATAGGGAGATATTTTAATATATCTCTCCCTCTCTTTAGAGAGTGTACCTACTGTACCTATGTACCACCCTTATAAATCAATGACTTACGAAGTAGGTATACCCAGTACAGCGTAGGTACAGACCATACCGACTATACCGACCCATCTTTTCCTGGGATATCAAGCACTTACAGACTTATCCACAGGGGGTAGGTACAATCGCACTGTACCGACCTAAGTGACCACTAACTTATCGATATTGGGCCTAGAATTTACTTTAACTTTCCTCTCTAAGTGTTTTCTGATACCTATCCACATGACGATCACGATGCCCACATAAACCACAATTGCTGTCTCGATTCCGTAGTGCTGATAGACGTAATAGTTTGCCCCAAATAGCATTAAGTTGTTGTCCATTCCACGCTCCTTCTGATAGGATTGTTTCCGTTGGGCGCCCCCTTACGTCCAACATACCTTAATTGCTTTGGGTATTGCTACACTGGGGTTCATACCTTTACCTCAGTGTAGCTCCCCCAGGTTCACGCCACCTCCCCCTCAATGTGATCACTGATACGCTCGAGCAGCGCCATCATCTTGTCCACCTTCTCGACTAGGTCATCGTACTTCTCCATGACCTCCTCCACCTCACGATCGTTCAGATCTAAGTTAACCTTCATCCTTCTCTCCTGCTTCTACTTCCCAAGGCTTCGCTGCTGTACTGCTACCCAGATAGTGCCACATTGCCAGCCCAGGTTCCGCGTGTGTATGTACGATATGCCCCAAGTGTTTCTGTACATAGCCGACCGCTTTCTTGCATGCCTGTACACCATTCGCTTTCTTGTGACGTTTAAGTGCGGTCTTAGCTTCGAACTCCAGCTCCGATCGCTTATAAAATTGATTCTCTTTCATCGCCTTCATGACGATTCCCGCTATCTCTACCTCATCCTCATGTATTTCTTCTTCGCTCTTTGCGTTCGGCATGCGGGTGAAGTCGCTCACCTGCCATAGGCCATCATCGAAATCAAAGAACGCAATATGTTCCTGTGGGTCTGCCGCATTACGCGCTTCATAGAACACGTTGATGTTCGGCTTCTCACCCATGAGTTTGATCCCGCTGTCGAACCATCCCGCAAACACGGATCCACCCCGTGCTGATAGGAATGATTTGTCATCCGCCCGTTCCTTACCCGTATGATGCGCGACGATTGTCGCGACATTGTTAAGCTCCATCAGCATGTCCACCCGATCAAGAAGTTTTCTGATCTCGGTATTGCTGTTCTCTTCCCCGTCGAAGAAGTTAATGATCGGGTCGATCATCACGATGTCTGGATTATGAAATGCAATCTCGTCACTGAAAGCTTGGATATCGCTATCCTTCATCAGGTTTTTACGGAGTCTGCCGCTGATGATTAGGTTACTGAACCCCATCTGCCGTAGGTCATCGTTCGTTGAGAACCGCTGGTAGTACATCTCCACCCGTTGTTTCAAGAACTCTGCAATGATCTCAGCCTGGAACCACATCACCTTCAATGGTTTATTGAACGGGACACCCATGAAGTCTGTGCCGGTCGTTGCTCCCGCAGCGAAAGCGCCCAGCCAGTTGGACTTACCGATCTTGGGCTTACCCAGCAACAGCACCCGACTGTTCTCAAAGATAAACCGATCACCCCAGTACTGCTCAATGGTATCGTCCTCTATCTCCTGCCATTCTTCGGCATTAAAAGGTACTAAACCAAGGGGGCCTTTGTCCGGTTTTTCGGGGGTATCAATTGGGTCTTCCTGTTCCTGTATTTCTTTCAGGTCCTCGGTCAATCCCGTCTGCCACGTTGAGGTATTCCAATCGTTGATCCCGCTCTGCGCTAGGTCTGGGTTGCGCTTGATGTGACCTTGACAGATAGACATCACTGTCTTCGTTGTCTCGACTAGGTCCATCGGAGGTTGGCAACTTTGATTCCAGTCTTGCGCTTTGATCAGCACCTCACGCAAACCCCAACCTTCTTTGATCCACTTACCGACCAACCGTGCGAGGGTATCATTGCGACTGCCTTCGACTTGAGGTTCTTCTGTCAGCTTCTCTCTGATCGATGGGATCTCGCCGGTATTGGGATCGATTGAATTGAACCCGCTGATCTTTCCCAGATCATCACCGCTCAGCAATGGCAGTTCATCCATCGCCGTGACACCGTATGACTGCTCGCATTCAAGACGATACCCGACAGATGGTGCGATCATGACGTAACCACCGTCACCACGGATGTCGATCTTATTCTTGCCTACGCTATTGCGTACGTCATTGGGACCCAGTGCATAGAAGTAATGCGTACCACCTCGAGGCGTCATCTGCTTCAATGGTGTTCGCGTTATGCCACCTTCTTCTATCCATTGCACTGCCTCGTCACTGTCTGCATCGACCACGGCAAAGTTTATGCCGGTAATGACTGCCCAGTTTGCTTGTGGGTAATCGGCATGCCACTTGTCTACTTCGGCCTGACTTGGCTGTATGGTTTGATAGTGTGTCCATTTCACACGCGGGGTCTTAGCCCACTTCGCTTTCAGTGCATCGTCTGGATCAAACGGATGACGGCTGCGAAAGTACTGAGGTATCATTTCTGCCGGAGAGCCACACGGAATGATATGAAAGCCAAGCTCCCACATTTCGTGTAACCAGTCGCCCTTTATATCAGGCTCTATGTTTTCTCCACAGAACTTCTGTTGGAAAAAATGCATCAGCCTATCCTTTCAATGCGCCTCGATGTTCCTTCTAATGCAGTCACCACCTGGTAGCCAAGCGACTTAGCCGATTGCCTGATAGCTCTAACCTGCGATTGCTTTGGATCTTTACTCTCGTCAATGACAAACGAATCTCCGATGTCTAACTTAAGTAGTATGCGTTGCCACCTACCTGGGCCACGCTTAGGTGGTCCGGCGCTGACGCCTTTCTCGATTGTGATATCCACTTTGGTCTCCTTTGTATTTGCCTCCACAGCATACATGATAAATTACCACATAAAAAGGGTTGATATTATCTGAGGATAATATTACGATGTCCGTGGAGAGTAGAGAAAGGAGATGTAGATGGAATACGAAAGTGTCGTAGAAGAGTTGGTCGCTGCTAAGAAATTAAAGTCGGAGATCGATAGTAAGATAAAGCGTCTTGAAAGAGAAGTGCTTGAAACAAAAATTGCAATGGACGCGGTCGCGCCTATACGCAATCAGGGAGGGGAGCGCACCGAATCCGGTGTGACTTTTGAGGTCAAACGTACCCACGTTTGGGATCAAGATCTGCTGTTAGATGCATTAAATATGTATCCGTCAACTGAAGATTGGCCTTCCTTTGTAACCCCCGTGAATGAAATCAAAGTAAACCTTAATGGCTTTAAGACTTTCTGTCTGGACTTTCCAGATCATGATCTTGTCGAAGGCATTAATCGTGCGCGTTCGACTAAGCTCGGGGATCCTAAAATCAAAGCAATAAAGGAGGTGTAGTATGTCGTTACTAGCTCAAGTAACCACAGCTCGGGAAGTCATTCCCAACGAAGCATTACCGCCGGTCAGGATGAATATCCAAGGCACCGATGGTATTGGTAAGTCAACGTTTGGTGCAGGTGCGCCTAACGCAATCTTCATACAGGCGGAGGATGGATTGAACTTCATCGAAGGTGTTGCTCGATTCCCCTTGGCTAATGAATGGAAAGATATACTCGACCAGTTGATGTCACTGGCCAATGAGGATCATCAG